GTCCTTCAGCAAATAAAGCAAGAACCAACCAACCAATACAGGCACTAATAATGGAAGCATTCCTGTTGTGCCTTCGTATAGCAGCATCAATCATCTCCTGACACTCTTTCTGGGTGACTAGGTGTTCTGGTTTTATTTGATCCATCCTGTGACTCATTTTTTCCTCTAAAGAATTCATCCAAAGGATCTTTTTTGGTCTTTACAATTTCACATGCTCTCTTATAGAACATATTGTTTGTGTTGCCTGAGGCTTCATAAAGCTCTTTAATCTTCACCCAATTTTCGTAGGAATGTTGATTCATAGAGTGCTGAGTTGTACATAATATATTATATTTGGAGAAAGCCAAAAAAGAAATTTTTGTGTTCAATACGACACACTCATTAAGTAATAATTAAATTTATCAAATTACAAACGGAGAAGGTGGGATTTGAACCCACGGATGCTTTCACATCGGCAGTTTTCAAGACTGCTGCCTTAAACCACTCGGCCACCTCTCCAAAAATGTATCAAATAGGGGTGTTGCCACCCCACTAATTTACTTAGAATTAGAACTTACAAAATCATTAATGATCTGTGTGTGTTCTAAAACTTTAGTCAAAGTTGGAAACTCTGGAAGTGGCACTTCCTGTTTACCAACTTTATCATTCCATTCACGAGCAGCATCAAATTTGTTGCAAAACTCATCACTTAACATGGAATATGCTTGCTTGAAAATTTCAAAGCGAAGTTCGTAAGGTGTCATTTGTTTTCTCCTTGTGTGTTTGTGTGTAATGGAGTCTCTTTCTATGTTATCCATATAACGAGTAACTCCAACGGAGGATGTTGGATTTGAACCAACGGATGCACTTAAAGTACATCGGGGGATTAGCAATCCCCTGCATTAAACCTAACTCTGCCAATCCTCCTATCGGACTTCAAAATCCAGTTTGCGAACTTTACGAGCTCTTCTGGACTCTTGATATGCAAGGTCAGATGCACTAAGTACATCAGAATTCTTGTTTTCTTTGATTGAGTTTAACATAACAACTTGATTTAAGTCAACAGCGCTAATAGTATCTCCCTTAACAGTTGTCATATTAGGACAACCGCAACATACTGTTTTTACTGGATGCGATTCTAACTCGGTGTTGCACACCTTACATCTTACTTTTAACATTACACTATACCTTTAATCAATCTTCAGTGGGTTCTTCAATAATTTCTTCTAGTATTTCTTCTACTTCTTCAGAAGCCGGTTCAAAATCTTCTGTAGCTTGTATTGGAGAGTCCTCAGTATCTTCAATAGAAAGTGTGGAAGTATTTTCAATAAAAGATCTCAACATCCATACAAACTTTCCGTGAGACTCCATTAAATCTTGAGCTAAATTTGCTGTTGCATATTGTTTATTTAACTCAGCCTCTTCCGATACATTAGATAATAATTTAATTAGTAAAATATTGTCAAGCATCAGACGACGAATCATATCTGATGACTTGAGGACAGGGTTTCCTGTTATAACAATTTTTTGGCCCTCTTGATCATATTCAACCATATTAGGACCCTCTCCAATACTAGATACTTCAACAACTCTAGTAAGAGTTCCAACTGGACGAATATTTAGATACCGCATATGTTCAGAGAGACGATCAATCTCTTCAAACATAGTATTATACTGTTCACCAAACAATGTATGTAATTGATGGAAATCTGATCCTACTACATTCCAATGATAAACCCAAGTTTTATGGAATAGTAGAAAAAGATTAGCCTGAACATCACTTATAATTTTGTATAATTTTTCCATTATACTAATAATACTTTAAAAGTATTTAGTGATGGGAGATACTGGGTTTGAACCAGTGACTTCGCACTTGTAAGGAGCGCACTCTACCGCTGAGTTAATCTCCCAAGGAGCGGAATACCGGATTTGAACCGGTGACATCCAACTTGGAAGGATGGCGTTCTACCACTGAACTAATTCCGCATGATCACATTATATAGAATTTTTTTTACGATGTCAAGCGTGTAGCATAAATTTCACATTGACTCAGCTCTGGTATTTCATAATTCATAAACTTAACTTTATAACAGAGTTCAAATAATCCTTTAAGTTGACCACGAATATCCATTGGATGTAATTTCATAAGTCCGTTATACCACAAGTCAATACTTGGTTGCCAGAAGTTTTTAATTTCATTAAAGACTTTTATACTATATCCACAACTTTCCAATTCATCAATATACATTTCCTTAGTTCTAAGGTGCATATTCCAATCATTCAAAAAATAATATTGTTCGCAAAGATAATCTTTAATTATAATGGAATTAACTTTACCATCAAAATTATTAAATATTTTTTTTGAATTATCTAAATGGGTATAACTTTCTACAAAAATAGCAGTATCATATTTTTTAGTAGGAATATACTCGTGTAAATCGCAGTGAAATACTTCAAAGTTACGAATATACTCAAATTGAGATTTAGATATTGTAACACCTGTAATATGACAATTTAATTCTTTTTGTAAGAGAGTCGCTGGGCCACCCCATCCACAACCACAATCAAGCACATTAGAATTTGTTTGGATGAAAGGAAATAAGTTAATAATTGATTGATCAAACGGATCATATCTATCACTTTGAATACCAAAATGATAGTGCATCTTTGGTCCTAAAACTTTTTGCCAAAGTTCAATAACTTCTTGCGAATAAAAACTATCTAAATCCATTTCCAATTATTTACATCTTGAACATAAAACTTTTGATATATTCTTCCTTGATTGTCCCATTTAAACTTTAATGAATATGGTAGATTATCAAAGATGGATTGTGAAATGTAATCATATTGCATTTCGGTCAAAAGATCATATTTAACAAATGATCTCTTATCTAATTTATAATCCTTGGATCCATTAAAAAATTCTATGGATATTTTTCCATTTATATAAAACTGAAAATTGATATGATAAGAAACACTCTCAGATATTAGATCATTTATAATTTTTAACTTTTCTAGATTAGGATAATAATTCAATAAATTTGGAACATCGTTCCATATAACCTGAACATCTTTCTTAATTAATTTTCCAGAAGGTGTGTAAGCCTCATGTAAGAGTGTTAAATCACAATTATTAATAATCCAATATTTGTATAATTTTGATTCCCATCCTTCAAAAGGATTTTCGGTGTCTAATATTTTTTTGTAAACTCCATATTGGTATCCTTCATACCTTGAAGTCTTTAGATCATAAGACTTAGCAAAAAGACCTTCAGTTTCCCATATTGGATAAACTGTATGATATGAAATTACTTTTAGGAGTTCCAAATCATGTTCTTGAAACCCTATCATGTATTCAAGTTTCATAGATTTTAAATTTTGAATGTCGCTGAAGGGACTTGAACCCCCACAGATTACTCTACTGGAACCTAAACCCAGCGCGTCTACCAATTCCGCCACAGCGACTTAACTAAGTAATTTATTTTAACTTAGGACCAAACATCCAAGTAACTAGTGATATGCGTTTACCTCTTGTTACAGGAGTTACTCTATGAGGAACTCTAGAGTCAAAAACAATAATTGATCCCCTTTCTTTAGGTGATTGAATAATATTTCCATGGTAATCAATAAATTCAAGATCTCCGCCATCATACTCAGATGGATCACTAACTAAAATACTTGCACTAAGTTTCCTGGTAAAATTTGAATTATCAGAAGTTCCATAATCACTATGCCAATCATAATGTCCATCTTCTAGATAAACTGATATTTGCACACTTTGAAGTAAATTTAAATCATACTCCCAATAAGTTCTATTAGCAAGTCCAATATAATGTGAAAATATACTACATGTCCAATGATCCTCATACCACCATCTAATTTTTGAATTTCTAATAGATGGATCTACTGTACTATTTACTAATCCACCAACTCCAGCATCCTCAAATGGAAGTTTACCTTGTTCCATTTCTTCCAATTCTTCTACCATGATATCAATCAACTTTGATGGTATGATTTTTCTGTAATAAACTAACGGAGATTCTGCAACTACATGCGATTCATACATATTACTTGTAATACTTTTATTAGCCATAAACCAAAAAATAAAAGAATATCAGATGAATAAACAGAATTAATTCAACTCCCCCGGTAGGATTTGAACCTACGACCAATCGGTTAACAGCCGACCGCTCTGCCACTGAGCTACAGAGGAATATATTCCCTTTCGGGATGGAGAATAGGGGACTTGAACCCCTGACAACCGCCTTGCAAAGGCGATGCTCTACCAACTGAGCTAATTCCCCAAGGCGACTCAGGTTGGGGTTGAACCAACGACCGACTGCTTAGAAGGCAGTTGCTCTATCCACTGAGCTACTGAGTCATGAAGCAATTATACCTCTAGTTGCGAGGGGTGTCAAGAGTCAAATACTTCCACTACTTCTAGAAAAATCTGCAAAGGTAGACTGTCTTGATTGTTGGACTTTCTTTGCAGTCTTTGCAGGTTTGATGTCTCCAGAAACCGCAGCAGGTCTACCGGCATCCTTTCCAGCTCTTGGTCTAGGTTTATTGACAGACTGTTGACGAGGATCTACAAAACTTGCATCAGTTCCAGTTGTATGGACACTGTGAACTCTTCCCCGATTACCAAACTGTCTTCTTCCAGTAACTGATTCTTGATCCATGGCTCTAGTGATTCCTGGATAATCTCTTTCCAGTCCAGTTGTACTTGAACTTACTCCAGGAAGAATATCTCTTTGTTGTTGTACAGAAGTCCCCCTCGTATCATCTAATGTTGAAGCAATTTGATCTGCTCTAGCTCCAATATCAGATCTTGCAGATCTTGCTCTTTCTCTATTTTGGAGTTTTAACGCAGTCAGTCTAGCACGATACTCATCGTCACTTTCTCCACGATTCTTTCTGGGTCTTGCACCTGTCATCATACCCCTAGCAACAGTTTCTCCTGCAGCTCTAAGCATTGCACCAAACTGACTTCCGCCTGCAGAATATGCCTGAGATCCTCTATCATCTTTTCCACTCGCTCTATGGACAGCTTTAGGATTGTCCTTTGATGTGTACTCATAGTCCGCTCTACCTTGACCTCTAGGATTACCCTGCCATCCTGGTTCAGATTCCATATGTTCTCCACCCTTCACCTCACCACGATAACCTTGAGAGGAGATACTTCTTCCTGCACGACTTTGGACTTGTGAGAGAAATCCTGGCAGGGCTCTTCTCATTCTTTCCACATAAGGCGCCTGATGAGCGGCGGTCTTACCTTTAGTTCCAAACCCGGAAGGATCAGCATTTGCAAAATGTAGTGGATGTGATGAATCACTTTCAGAACTTTGAAGTTCTCTTGAAGCTATTTCTTTAACTCGGTCAAAATCACCGTTTCTAATTGCAGTACGAATCTCTCTACCTAATTTTCTTCTTCTATCTCCACTTCCTACAAGATAATTATAAAGATTTATTTGTGCATGTTCATCACTATAATCTGGACCTTTAGCCTCAAGGAGAACAGTAAAGATCTCTACTATTTCTGCTTCTACAATAAAGTCCTTAAACCTTTTCATTATTGAGACACTATCTTATCTTTTCTATTTATTTGAATGGGAAATACTGAACTTGAATCAGTGACCTCACCCTTATCAGGGGTGCGCTCTAACCAACTGAGCTAATTTCCCCCAACGGAGAGAGAGGGATTTGAACCCTCGGTGAAGTTACCCCCACACAGACTTTCCAGGTCTGCTCCTTAAGCCACTCGGACACCTCTCCATATTTAGAGTATAGAGTGGGAGAGGTGTATTGTCAACCTTTAGATCAATCCAGATAATTTCCATTGATCTAAAATTTCAACGAACTCTGGAAATATTTTAAATAAATTTTCTTTACGATCTTTATCCATCTCAATATTTTTATATAAAAATTGTTTAACTAAATTTTCATTTGTTTCTATATCTAAAGAAAACAATACAGATTTAAATATTGGACTTATATCAGTAAAATATTTTACATTATAATTATCAATAAATGAGAGTATTTTTTCTTTTGTTTTGTGTTTAAAGTTTTTAGGCAAAATCCATGGAGATAAAGGAGATTCAAATTCTTCAGCCAAATCTACGATATACAATTGAACATTAGTATACTTATGTTTTTCATCTAAAAATTTTTGAGGATCTACATAACCAATGTCAGTTAAATATTCTATTATTTCAGGCAGTCTATAAACATTAAAACAAGAAACTACCATACTCACTTGTCTAATAAAAGATTGTTTTGAAATTAATTTCAAATTTTTTTCAATAATACTCCATTTAGTACCCTTTCTAATATATTCAGCTCTATCTCCAATTTCATCTATACTTGCAGCAACAGCAAGTTTTTCCGGATTCCATTTATTCCAGTATTCCAAAACATCGTAAGACTTATATTTAAGTGTAGACATATTAGTACAATACTCTATACGAACATCAATTTTTCCTCTATCAATTAATTTTTGAAGCAGATAATAATGTTCATCCATGATAAGGGTTTCGCCTGCTGCAAAATCTATCATTTCCAAATTTTCAATATTATTTTCTATAAATTCCTCAAACTTTAATTCCTGAGAATGACTTACAATTTTTCCAGTGAATGAACTACTAGTGTATTCATTACACATTCTACATTTAAAATTACACTTGTTGCTAATTTTAAATTTATATCCTTTAAATTCAATAACCTTCAAAGATCCATTATTATTAGTATTTTTTATAGCTTGTGGAAATGAATCTTTAAAAATATTATTGTACATTTTTCTTAGACTAATAGTTCCGGTATTTTCATAGTACTTACACGCTAAACAAGATTTAGGTAATTCTTCTTTTAATAAGGATAATCTGAAATTATTCATTTCAGTTCCATTCCATATTTTTTCCAAAGATGTTTCTTTTATGTTTCCAAAGACTCTTGGATTCATACAACATGGATGAACATCTCCATTTGTATCCATTTCTAAGTAAACCCAAGGCATAATACACTGGGGAATCATAAATTTTATTACCTCAAAATTAATAAGGGGAGGTCTGCAGCACTCCCCAATATTTATTCTATTGTATCAAACTTCTACCGTGATCAGTTTGGAAGCATAATCATGAGCATACGAAGTGCGAGCACCGTGATGCCCCCAACCAATCCAACTATACGCATAGTCCATGTAGCGGTTAATTGATTTGCCAGGAGTTTTCATCTTCTCCTCAATATCCAACCACTGAACCTCATTTGTTAGATAACGAAGTTGCGTGTCAAGGGATGATGGTGAACCACCATACCTTTTAGCAAAATCACCCAATCCATAATATCTGTTGGCAGATGTCCATTGAATCAGACCGTAACCGCGCCAGCAGTTACCGTAACTGGTTCTGCTACCACCCTCACAAATGTTAGGCACGAAAGTAGATTCTTGCCTAATGTTGCCCATGATGGTAGCAAGGGCGTTTCTGTCTTTAATACCACGATCCTGGAAATATGCCAGGGTAGCATTCTCATTGTC